CACTGGGCCTGTGGCTGGTTCGAGATCATCGTTGCTAAGCCGCTGACGCCTGCTGCTAAGATTGCCAAAGACATCGATGCAGCCCTGGCCAACTATCCGGTTCTCGACGATGCAGATTACTACAAACGTGAGAGCGATGCGCATCATGATGATGTGTACAATCACTGCTTCGACATGATCAACAACATCTTTTGCAATGATCTCGATGTGTGCAAACTCGAAGACGCTTTCGGTCAGTGCTCAAGTGACATCGTGGGTGTCGGCCTTGTTGACGGATGGGATCCTCATGCTGTGGCTGAGAAAACCCAGTGGAACTATGATGATCGCACGCCTGATGATGAAGAGATATTCGATGCTCTCATCGAGCTTTCGTTCCTTCAAATACAACTGAGGGGAGGCGGCGTTGTCAGACTCGACTGAGGTCATACTGACCGAGAAAAAGTTTTGGTGGCACTTTCATACGCAGATCAGCGGCAGTGTTTGGCTGCCGTGCGATGAAGTCAGCAAAGAAGATATCGACAAGCGCTACGGCGCAAACATGAGTGGCTCCATCGGTTTTACCGTGGGCCATGGCGTGTGCATCAAGTCCGATGATCCTCATATAGCCGAAGACTGGGAAGTCTACGAGGACATCGATGATGCGCAGGAACTTTATAACGATTGGCTCAAAGAAGTGGAGGGCAAATGAAACTGCCTGATTTTAGTAAGCATCCCGCAATCCAGAAACTGCACAAAGACATGGGCATTATTTCTGGTGATCCTATAACCGTGTTTGACAAAGAGCAGCCGTTACCGGTCCTACAAAAAATCGTTGGCGGCTGGATCGAGCATGTCCCCCTGCCTGATGGTCGCTGCATGTGGGTCAACGAGGAGGGCCTGATGAAGGGCCTTCCCTACAACCCCCAGGCATCTGAGATGGCCGGCCGGCAAATCGTCGGGCCTGTCGCTATCACTCCTCCGGAAGAGGACTTTGAGGACGAGGACGACGGCGAGTCTCACCTGCGTGGGATGGAAGCCTTCGCTGCTGGGGGCATGGACGCATACAATGAAGCAATGGGCTACGGGGTAGCCTCAGAAGGAGATGAATAATGACTAGTATTCCTTGGCAGACAAAGATGATTACTAATCATAACGGCAACGAACTGTTTATCAACGACACTGTGTTCGAGCATCGGCAGCTAGATTCCGGGCGTCACGCCATTATTGATTTGCGTACAAACACGCCACTTATATCAGTGTATCACGCATACAGTAACAATCGTGAGATCCACCGACTGCGCACATGGGAAAAGGAACCCATCGGCAAGGTGGCTGATATGAACACCGATTTCTGGTCCATGGAAATCAACCGTCGTATGGCTCGGTTTCGACCAAAACAATCCGAAAGTAATTACTGCCACCATTGTGGCATCAAACTCCTGAAAGGAGATGAATCATGACTGATTCTGTTCACATTCGCCCAATCAATGAATCGGTATCTGCGATGCGCAACTTCAACGACCACCTGCATGATCTACTGCTTGGCCTCTGTTCTAGTACCAACGCACACCTTGCGATGATCACAAGAATCGAGAAGAAACTGGACTCTCAAGATGAGATGTTTGAGCAAGTGTTTCAGCGTCTCGACATCCTTGAGAAAGGACAGAAGCTCGATCGCACAGGCCGTGACATGGATACTAACGACTTCGAGAAGCTGGAAGCCAAGGTCCGAAGAATTGATGAAAATCTTTTTGCACGCAAGTCCGAACTCGGTGCTCAGATGCTGGAGATCATCGAAGACAGCGGTACCGTCAATGAAGCGCTACAGTCGCTTGCCCGAGAGTCTGCCCGTGATGTTCTTGGTGATCATGAGGTTGATGCTGGCAATATTGATAACCTGAGCAACCATGTAGAAGCTGCTATCGACGGCATTGATATTTCAGACAAAATTGACTTTCACGCATTGTGCGCAAATCAGTTTGATCTCGATGATTGGAGACAATGCCTGGGCATCGACGACATCAACGAAAAGATTGATAAGCTTGTGCGCATCATTGCCACTGCCAAGCTTCTCATTGAACGAATTGGAGATACTGATGTCTAGGAATAGTCGCCGTAACTATACTATTTTCACGGAGTATAGCGGACTAAACCAAGACCAACAGCGGGTGCCGGCGATCGTGCTGGCACACCGCTACGGTCTTACCCGTGGTCGTATCTATCAAATTGTTGCGCAACAACGAGCCAAAGTTCAAAGCAGCAATCCCCGTGTCAAATACTACAATGAATCAATCGAACGAGACGCAGAGGCCGTCTCATCGATGCTCAAAGATTTCTTGGAGGCAAGAGGATGAGCTATCTAAAAGCAAGCGATGTTTTACCCGTCGCTCTTATCGATATTGTGCAACAGCATATTGAAACAAAATACCCTGATTTTTCAGGCGGTTCCATCTATGTGCCTGCGAGGGGATCTGTTGATGTGCGCAACAAGTCAACATCAGAAAAAGCCTACTCCAAAGCATTTGCTATCATCGCAATGCACGATGGCTTCACTCAAGAAGAAGCGGCTCAGATGGTCGGTGCATCACGCAACACTGTGCTCAAATGGAAAAGCAAATACGGTGATCGTGTGATCGAAACCCTCAAAGAACTGCGCAACAATAGGAGTCAGATCAATGACTGAAAAAAGAGGTAAAGGCATACCCTTTGCGAAGGGAAGCGAAACAAGTGCTGACGCTGCTGATTCAATGCAGAAACCATCTCTTCGGCTGCGCAGTAAAGTGCGATTGTACTTGTACAGTTGTGGTGAGACTGGGGCTACTGACGAGCAAATCCAGCTTGCATTGAAGATGGAACCAAACACCCAACGACCAAGACGCCTTGAACTAGAAAAGCAGGGCACTATTCGCAAGCTGTACGTCGATGGCAAGCATGTCAAACGCACAACAAAGAGCGGTCGCAAAGCTGGCGTGTATGTTCACAGTCTGTTCGATACGGAGTTACCACCAGTACCCGAACACGAAATCAAGAAACTTGTAGATCCTCGATCTAGGTCTGGTATAATACCTCCTACGGAGGTGAACATGCCAAGAGCCAAACTTATCGAGCGTCTTGACTCGCTAGTTTTTCGAGCAAGTACGTTGTCAACGGAACTGCGCAACGAGCCGCAAGCCTATGATTCTACTGATGTTATTGCATCTGAGATGAAGCTAATCATTGAACATTTCACTGCTGTTGTAAACGCAGGAAGAAGGCTCTACAAAGAGGTTGACCAATCAGAAAATCAAGTTCATTAGTTCCATACTCTTTCCTTACTCCGTTACCCCATTTAGAGAGACGTTGTTATAGGGGTAAGGGGTTAAGGAAGGGGGTATGGGGGAAACCATTAGGGGATCACGCCCCGAGGAGGAAACGTGGATAAATCGAGTTATCATTCCGGCACAGGCCGGCTAACCAGCAGCGGCGCTAAGGAGATCCTCAAGAGCCCTGCTCACTACATGCTGCGATATGGGCCGAAGGCCAAGCGCCCACAGCCTACAGCAGCCATGCGATTCGGGACAGCAGTGCACATGCTGATCCTTGAGGGCGAGGACAAGTTCAAGCGCCATGTTGCTTGTCGCCCCGAGGGCCTGAATCTGCGCACCAAAGCAGGAAAGGCTGAGATGGAGGCGTTCCTGCAAGCTACCAACATCGATCCGGGTATGGTGTTCAGTCAGTTCGACTACGACGACATGTTCTGGATGCGAGACGCTGTGATGAAGCATCCCGTCTGTGCCGAGATCCTATCCGACGGTACGCCGGAGCACTACTTCGAGTGGCAGCACGGAGCGACGGGAGCGCCATGCAAGGCGATTGCTGACTGGGTTGGTGGTGGTTGCATGATCGACCTGAAGACCTGCCAGGATGCAAGTCCCGATGGCTTCGCCAAAGCGGTCTACAACTTCAAGTATCATTTGTCCGCTCAGTTCTATCTGATGGGCGATGCTGCTCTCAACCATGGCCAGACCAAACAGTGGTATTGGATCGCCGTTGAGAAGCACACTCATCAGGTCGCTGTGTACCATCCCGATGTAAAGATGGATGAGATCGGCTATCGACTGTGTGAAGAGGCGATCAATCGATACGCCGAGTGCAAAATGAACAATGACTGGCCTTCGTATCCGAAGGTCGCCAAAGAGCTAATCAGCCCATCATGGGCTCGATGAAAGGAGGGATCATGACCCCTGATATCATGAAAGCGCTACAAGCCCCGTTTGCCCCACACGATGTGGAGTGGCGTGTGCAGCGTGAAGTTCGCAACGGTGAAGCCGTAATGGTTCTGCCGTACGTTACCAACCGTGCTGTCCAAAGCAGACTCGACGATGTGTTCGGTGTCTTTGGATGGGAAAACCGTTTTGTGCCGGGTCCGAGCGGTGGCTTGATCTGTGAGTTGCGGGTGCGCAACCCAGAAACCGGCGAGTGGGTAGTCAAGCAAGACGGCGCTGACAATACCCAAGTCGAAGCCGTCAAAGGCGGCATGTCGTCCGCCATGAAACGCACTGCTGTCCAGCTAGGTATCGGTCGGTACCTGTACTACTTGGACTTCCAGTTCGTACCTCTTCAAGATCGTGGTGAGCACTACCACCGAGTCAAGGCGACTGGTCGTGCTGCTTACTGGAATACTCCACAACTGCCCGCATGGGCATTACCCAAAGAAGGGAAGTAATCATGCTTCGTGACTTCCAGATGATTGGGCGCATTGGCAAACTTGACGAGATCAAGATGCGTAGCGCTGACAGCAAGGGGTGCGAGATGCGCATTGCTTGCTCTGACTTCAAAGACGGCCAGGAGAGCACATCGTGGTTCACCGTGGTCGCTTTCGGCCGTGTCGCCATCACAGCTATTGATCAATACAACGTCGGTGATCAGATCTTCCTGAGCGGCACCATCGACATGGACAAGTGGACTGACAAGACCACGGGCAAGGAGCGCTCTGCAATGAAGCTCAAGGCGTTCCGCTGTCGTCGTTTGGCCAAGGGCAAGAACAGCAGCGAGGGTCAACAGCAGCAGTATCAGCAGCCCCAGCAACAACAGCAGCAACAGTATGGTGGCTACGGCCAGCATCAGGGCGGAGGATACAATGAGCAGTTCTGATGAGTTCAAAGAGATCGAGGCAGCCAAAGATCAAATGATCGAGCAGGCTACGGAATACATGAAGGTAGTTGATACGCTACTAGAGGCCTCTCAGTGTCGCATTGATGCTGCCGTCGCTGTGATCGACCATGAGAATAAACTGAATGTTTCTCTCAACGAGCTAAAGGTTACTTGGCTAGAACGGTGCGCAGCCATGCTGCGTATCAATGCTGTTCGGTATCTGACGAAGGACGAGGACGGCAAAGATCGCATCCAGTTGGTGTTTGCTGATACTGACTACGATCCGATCATGGAGGACGATGGCACGCCTAGTGTTGTCTTCAATCAGTTTGAGGATATTGCTGCTCTAGTTATTCGGGTTCCCAAAAAGGAAGAAAAGACCAATTGAAACTAGTGTACTTTGTTCCGGGTAGGCCAGTGCCAAAGCAATCTTATCGTGCGTCAAAGTTTGGGGGATACCAGCCCAAGCGAGTTACGGATTTCAAAAAGGTTGCGCAGCTAATCGCTGACCACGCCGCCATCAGGCAAAACTGGGAACGGGCCGACGGGCCGGTGCTGCTTCGATTGCAGTTCCGGTTCCGTTGCCCGACCGGCGCACGCAAAGCTGACAAGCAAAAATGCAGGTGGCGAATCTCACGTCCGGACTTAGACAATCTTCAAAAATCTATCATCGACAGCATTTCTGATCGCATCCTCGTTGACGATGCTCAGATCTGCATGACCATTTGCACAAAGATCATCGCCAAAGAGGGCGACGAAGAGGGTACGAGCGTCACCCTAGAAACGCTTGGAGAATACGATGAAAGACATCCGAGTCTATTTGAATGAACTGTACGATAAGATGAGCGACATCGGACGTACCGACCCGGACAATCCACCACAGCCCGTGCCATGCGATGGATGCGATGAGAGCTTAGGGTTTGAATGGAAACAAGGATCTCGATTCAGCTACTGGGTAAAGCGCCAGTGTCAAACCTGCGAAGACAGAAAACGGCAATCCCAGATCGAGCAAAGGCAACTTGCACTTTTGCAGAAAAGCGGTGTGCCCAAGTTTTTGCACAAACTATCATCACCTACTATGCTTTCGATGGATGCCCATAACGATCACGTTGCTGGAGCCGTACGAAGCTGGAAACCGCCAGCGTGGCTACTGGCCGTTGGCCCTGTAGGCACAGGCAAAACTAGTTGGTTGACTAGTTTATTTATCGAGCAGTTGTTTACTGAATCATCATTCAGTGAATCCCTTTGGACCACAGAGGCAAGCCTTTTTGAGCGGGCTGACATTGCTCACGAGCATCATGGTTACACAGCAAGGCAGAACGTAGTAGCCCCATACATCACAACGCCCATGTTGATGATTGACGATTTAGGAGCCAGTCGCAGGCGGCTTACTGAGTGGCAAGGTTCTGCCATGCGCAACCTGTTCGATGTTCGTTACAGCAATGGGTTGCCTGTGTTTATTACAACCAATCTATCTGTAAAGGATTTGATTAACCGTTATGGTGATCACATTCATAGCAGAGTCATGTCTGCGTCAGGTGGTGCTTTGTTCGTCCCTGGCCGGGACAGGAGGATCAGTGGATCGCAAACAGATATCTGAGATACGAAGTTTTTTGTGGGAAACCACACACAAAGAAAACAAAGACGATCGTCTCGTAAGAGCCCTGCAATACATACGATTATTGCTAGACTCCAACATAGCTATGCAAAGAAAAATGTTTCGATTGAGACAAAAGATCCGAGAAGAAAGCGGAAATAAAAATGACTAAATGCCCAACATGTGAATTGCCCAATAAAACAATTCGAGAGTTTCGCAAGCTGCGCACAAGCCACAAAAAACTTGAAGATCAAGTTACAAGCCAAAAGCAAATAATAAGCGCCTTGAGGAAAGAGATAAACACTACAAAAATGCAGTACCGCCGATTAACCAGCAGCCGAAACACATACAAACAGCGCTTGGAAAAAATAAAATCCGACTTATCTTTCGAAAAGAAATTAAGCCGAGAGAGAAAAACTGATCTAAACAAAATGCAAAAAGAATTTGTTGATACAGTATTTTCTTACAATCGAAGAATTGAAGATCGTGATTCAAAAATATCAAGCCTAGAACAAAGACTGCAAAGGTTTAACAAAGCTGTGAAGTTGCTAAGGGAGATATGATGGAGCCTGTAATACTAAAAAACGGCCTGTACAAAGCACAGCTAATCTATGGTCATGGCTCAAGCGATGCTGTTCTAAAACAAAACCCTCAGTTAAAATACGACTGCATTATTACATCGCCGCCCTACTTTAACCTGCGCAACTACAGCGATGAAAAAGCAGAGGTCGGCAAAAACCAAACCCTCGATGAATACATTGAAAACTTGGTTTCAATCTTTAGAGTAGCCAGGGAAAATCTAAGTGATCAAGGCAGCTTATGGCTAAACGTTGGCGACAGCTATGCAGGCAGAACGGCCAACAGGAACAGAATCAATGGCAATCACAACGTAACCAAACGCACAATACCAGGCGGCCTGAAAGAAAAAGATCTAATCGGAACGCCCTGGCGCTTGGCCTTTGCTTTGCAAGCAGACGGATGGTGGTTACGCAACGAGCTAATATGGCAAAAACCCAACCCCATGCCATCCAGTGCTCAAGATCGGTTTACTGTCGCACATGAGCAAATATTCTTACTAACCAAGAAAAAAGATTACTATTTCAACCTTGATCCGTTGCGCACCAAGATCGCAAATCCACGACGAGTTGACCCTCGGATTGCAACTGCCCCAAGAGACACGGGGGCACAGCCCAGAACAGTATGGAAGCTAAAGCCTAACTCATTCATGGGACAGCATCCCGCTGTGTTCCCGGAGGAGCTTCCGTGGCGGTGTATGCAAGCAGGATGCCCAGAAGGCGGTACGGTTTTAGATTTGTTCAGCGGCAGCGGCACGACAGGCAAAGTGGCGATTACAAACAAACGTAATTATATCGGTATCGATGTAAACGCTGACTATTTATCAATAGCTAAGCGCAGGGTGTCGGTTCTGCTTTCTGATTATCAGACAAACGAAAATCAATCAGAATTGTTTGGAGCATAATATGAGCGATGATTTCAAAATGATTTGGTTCATTTCTACTTTTCTTACAGCGTCAGTATTGCACGCTTATTTTACGCACCCGCAAACCGACGAAGAACAAACACAATGCCAGATAGAAAAAGTTCAACCAGTGCTACAAGAATCAGAGCCAGCAAAACAGCCTGAATCATCGAGCGATGAGGACTGGATTTGAAACTAGCCTTTTTATTTGCCAACTTTTTTCATGGCAATGTTGTGGGCTTCAGTAAAAGTTTTTCCAGACATCATAAGCTTTTTCATTTGTGACATGTGCTTTTGAGTATGATGTTTAGAATGACGCTTCAAAGTATCAAGCTGCCTTTTGGTTAAGGACTTAGATTTTTTTAATACTTTTTTTTGGTTTTTTTTTTGGTTTTTGTTTTTTTAGATCCGTACATTTACCATCTCCATTTCATGCCTAAAGTTCCTTGCCAATCGGTGGTACCGCCCCATTCGGCTCCGGCTGTAAGTGCTGCTGTGAGGTCGAAGTCTCGCCCGATCTTATGTCGAGCATTAAGACCAACATCCCACCGATCACTATTCCCGCCAAGAGACAGGTCAAGCCCCCCAGAATCACCGTTGCGCAAAACAAGTGGGGCTACTTGTCTGAGGGTTCGTCCAAAGGGACAGCTTTTGAAGCAGCCTCCACAGCCGCTCGCTTCTGTTTTGCAACGTCTTCCATGCTAATACCAAGGACGCCACCTAAAGCGCCTAGAACGGATGCCACAATAGCTTCTGTAGGAAGATCAGGCCAAACATGAGCAAGCACAACAGGAAGAACCGCAGCAAGTAAAGACAACCAAAGTTTTCTAGATTTAATCTTTTCCATGACTACTCCTAGCTAAAATAAGTAACGTTAATGACAGAACCAACAAGACCAAAAACAGCAATAGCGTAAACGGTACCGCCAGTCATATCAGGAGGGCCAAAATCAAACGCTGTTTCAAATACAGAGCCCACTCCCAAAGGAATGCCTTGATCTGCCTCACCTACAGCAGTGTTAATAATTTGAACCGTCGCAGAGCTATGATTAGCAATCATCATGTAGGTGCCGCTGGCATTTTCATCAGTAATCATAACTAAGTTATGAGTACCCCCGCCGCCCGGCGCTGGAATGGTAAATTTTTTCTGCCTAGTGTTTTTATCCCAAATAGGATTGTTGCGTTTCACACGAGAGTTGAGGTCCATTTTATGCTTCCTCTATAAGAGCGATGATTTGCGCTTTGGTTATTTTGTTCGGTAAATCAATACCAATCTCTTCTGCAATAGAAACAAGCTCAGACTTTTTAAGTTTGGATAAGTCTTCAGCCATGTCGCCATCAACTTCTGCGTCTGGATTCCAAACAGCGCTTTCTTCCAAATACTGATCAAGCTCTTGTCGCGTCAAAAGACGACAGCCTTCAAAGTCGTCCTCATTTTTTACTTGAGCGTAAAACTCAGTTTCACATTTGGAAAACTTAATAACGCCTTTGAGGTGCCTACGATGAGTAGCAAACTGTTCGCGTGTCATTAGTGCGTACATAATTATCCCTATGAATGAGCCGGCAAACCGGCATAATAGTCTCTAAGTATTTCGTCAGGTGACAAAGCACGACCGTAAAACCTGCCGGTATCAATTACGCCTGTAAAGTAATCTGTCGTGTCTCCTGCAATCTGGTGCCTGCCAAATTCAGTATTAATTGTTAGCCAGTTTGCAACTGCGCCGCCTGCGCCGGCATTGGTTCCTTGTAGCTCGCCGTCTACATAAATCAAAAGGTCACCACCAGCGCCCTCATTAACGAGACAAATAAAATGAAAAGTATCGGTATTGTAAGCGCCCGCCGCCTGCACGTTTTTCAAAACTGACGTATACGCAAACGCTTGCACTAATCCGTTAATCTCATTTTGACTAATAAGGAAAGGCCGTGACCCGCCGCCGGCAGCGTCTCTGCTCACGATGCGTTCATTTCCTTGCCGTGGTATATCTGTGTCTTGATTAGACCATGTGCAAATAGTGAACGCTCCAGCAAATTGCAGCTTTGTTGGATTGCCAATGCTAACAAACGATTCACCGTTGAAGTTAGGCCAGGTAAACGCAGCACCTATAGTACCATCAGTGCCATTGGCAGGATTGGGCATTAAGTCGTACCATGTCGTACCGGCGTGGCTATTGTTCTCGTACCGAGCAGTAGCGTCAGCAGTGACATCAGGAATAACAAGACTGTTAGAAGACCGTTCAGTTATACCTGATATATGTCTTCGTTTTCGCCTGCTAAACATTAGCCACTCCAGCGAGCAGGACCATTAGGTCGGATATCGTAATGAACAAAGGTTCTGTAAGTACCTATACCACCATTGGGTATTTTTCCAGTGATCACAAGCCGCTCAATTGCGTTTACTAGATCCGATAAGTCGTCATCACGACCACTCCATGGCGCTAAGTCAGCCGCACGAGCATACATGTGCTGCGACTTTGTAGCTCCTCCAATTTCTTTATTGTACTCAGGAGAGCGATAGCCACTGTTGACGCGTATTGGCTTTCCGTACTCGTCACGAATAAGCTGAAGTGTCCAGGCGAGATGACGCAACCTGTCAGGATATGCGCACTCATCACCCGATTTACATCGCAGTTCTGTGTAGGAAAAGTTTTGCGGGTAGCCCATGTTAGTCCCTTGCCTTTAAAGCTTTGCCAATAGTTTTGGCGTATCGTTGATACGATGCAATTACATCCTGAATCATTTTTGCGTTTCTCTGAAACTTTTCAGTTTCTGGCCCGTAGCCTTCTTTTATAAGTTCCTTAGATGTGCGCAGCGCCATATCTTTCAGTCGCGGAACCATGTTTACAGCCAAGTTTTTAAACCAAAAAGGGTCAACTCGTCGAAACTTGCGAGCTAGTAATACGTTTATACCGGTTACAAAATTATCACCGTTATTTAGAATCTTTTGGCTTGGCGATCTGCCCATGTTTTCAATGTTGAAAGGAACGTTTGACCTTGTTTGATCTAAGAACTGTTTTACATAGTTATCGGTAGGCAACGCTCCAAAAGTGGCCACGGTTGGCAAACCTAATTTTACTGCATATCCAGGCATAATTGTTCTGGTAAGATTCAAAAGATAATCATCATAACTGTCAATTGGGCGATCGCGCAAAGTATCGTAACCCGCAAATGCTGCAACAACCTGTTGCAAAACCCCACCACCGGTAAGATCGGCAACAACCTTAGAAATAGTAGGAGCTACCCCGCTAGATGCATTGCCGTGAATCATACGAAAAAATGCCCTGTCACCAGCGGTAGGGTTAGCAATAGTGCCTTCTGGCAAACTATCTCTAATAAGCTGATCACTTTCTGCCATCCATTCAATAGCCGTCATTAAACCACCAATGGGATTACTGCTGTCAGCTAAAAGAAAACTAATATCTGCATCGCTTCCTGTGAATATCCCCCGCTGTGCATAAGGTTTCATGAAAGGCCTAATCTCACGATAGTCTTCCGATCCGCTTTTCCCAACAGCCGTCCAAAACGACCTACGCATTGCTCGCTTTGCTTCTTCACCGTAAATAGCAAAGTTAACACGAATATCATCTGACATCATGTAATTGTCATCGACAAACATGCGATAAAACATGCCCTTTTTAACCATTGGAATATCTAACGCTTTTGTGCGCCAACTAGTAAATGGCATAATAGCTAATGCCTCTAACCGCTTAGCCATTTTAATACCTGAGCCTGTTTTGCTAAGATCATAATAAAGAGAATTAGCATGACCCATAGCGGCACGCGCAATCAAATTCCCAGCAGCAGGATCGTCCAAAGATTTTACACGAATAACTTTGTTACGATTTTTTCCGTACTTCATTACAACAGCATATTTGTTGCCATCGTCATCTGAAATTTTGCGGATAGTTCCTAAAACTTTTGAGTTGGAAAAACCTGCGCCAGTGTTGAGATCTGTAAATGTAATCCCACTACTATTGCTTAGATTGTTTATTCGATCTTCAATCTTGCCCCACTCAATCATTGAGTCAGTTAGTTTGAATAGTTCATCACCATAACGACGATACAAACGGTCCTGCAACTCTGTAAGCTCTTGAACGCCTGGCACTTTTTTGCCGCCAGTTCCTGGAACAACGCCTTTTTTAAATAGATCTTCAACGCTCTGGGCAAACGTAACGTTTGTACCTGTTGAAGTAAGAGATAAATTCATTGAATCAATCTCTGCCCCAAGAACAGATTGTTCGGTAAAACCAGTTTCAACTAGTCGATCGAAGCGCTTTTCTAACGAGGTTCCTTTGAGCAAACCAGCGCTGTATCTAGACCATAAAGCTGCTGTTTCAACAGGTGCAAGATACGCCTGAACAGGGTTGAGGCCTTGGTTTATCAGCAAGGTTTTAGTGTTAGAGGCATAGTTGGTCATTGGGTTTACAATAGAACCAGCAGTCTTGAACCACTTAAACAGGGTAGAAATAACCTGCAACTGCGCAAGGTTTCCTGAATCCATAGCTTGCAAAGTTTTATTTGTGCCAAGCATCCAGCCAAAAGAATCAGCAACATCTCTTCTCATAAAAATAGTTGTTGTCGAATCCGGGCCTTCTAACCCTTCTCTAATCTGAGTTGTAATGTCATCGAGGTGCTCAGGCTGTAAAATATTGTGTGTTGATGTAAGCCCTACACCCTGCTCTGCAACTGGCCTTTGGCCAATACGATTTACGCCTGGAATGTCCGGGGCTCCATCTGACCCAAGACGAACATAATCCTGACCACGGTCAGCTTTAGGATCAGCGGTAGTGCGCAACTGCTGATCGATTAATGCAGCAGCCTCATCTGTTGACATGCCTTTTTTATTGAACTCAGGATTGTCAACTAAGTCATTTAAAATCTGCCTAGACACTGCGTTTTGATTAGCACTAAGAATATAACCTTCTTTAGTCTCAGCTAGTTTCAACGCAGCAGGCATTTCGCCGGTTTCTAAAAACTTTTTATAAACACCTTGGATGTATTCTGGACTTTTACCGCCTTTGTCCCAAACTTCTCTGCTTACACCAGAAGCAATTAATGTTGCCTCTTCTACCGCAATACGGCCTTCCATACCCCTTTGCGTATAGTACAAAGTATCTCGAATAGCGTGCTGTCTTGCTCTAGCAATTTGTGGAGCAGTTAGCTCGCTTTCGGCAAAATCCTCAAAAAGATTTTCTATATCAAGTTCTTTTCGACCTCTAGGGCCATCGTATTCCAAGCTCTCAATTTTACGCAAAGGCACGTTAGGATCATCGGGATTAGGCACTTCAACTTGGCGACTAAATTTGTAGTTGCCGCGACCAAGAGTTGTGTCACCTCCTAAAGATCGAGTTTGAGCAAAATCACGAACCATATTCGTGAGTTCTTGTTCTAGCTCTCGTATCTCTAGGTTTCTCTGGCCTTTGGTAGTTGCTTTACCGTAAGCTTTTTCGAGTTGGGGATGAATTGTTTTTAGCGCATAGCTGACAAATCGACTTCTAGTATCGGTATTAAGTAGAAGCCTTGGGTTTGCTTGGTTGACAATTAAATCACCATAAACAGAAAGCTGTATTCGTTTAAGATCATTAATACCACGAGGCTCAATACTAGCACCCATTGCGTCAATAAGACCCCTTGTCCAACTTTCGTTTTCTGGAGTTGCTTTCAGTGGTTTTTTGCCGTCCCACTTTCTTAGGTCTTTTCTAATTTTTTCTAAGTCAAAACGAGAATCAGCCAGTCTTGCACCTGCAATAGTTTCAAAGTTTTGATTAACTACTTTATTTAACGCAGCAACAACTCTTGGTACGTCTTTAGCTGGGAAGTTTTGAATTTGCGCTAGCAGATTACCCGTAGATGTATCGAGAGCACGAGCGGTCCCCAAATAACCATTTGGCATACGAGTATAATCATTTAGATCAAAATCAGACGGCACCAGAGGCGTAACTTTTCGTGTGCCCCTAACAATTTCGCCGTCAGGTAATTTAATATCTCTTTGATATAATACAGGTGCGTCGATAGCTAAAACATAGTTTCCGTCATCAACATGATATCCAAAAGTGGCTTTAATTGCTTTGTAGTATTCGCCTTTTTTGGCTCGCATATTAGTGTCGGCAATAAGCCGAATAACATCGCCTACATTTTTTTCTGCCTCATCAAGTTCTGCTAGTTGCCTGTCACGACTTTCTACTAGTTTGCGATCAAAGTTTTCTTCAGCAGACAGTCTTTCTATATCTGTATCAGATATTTCACGACTGGCTTTAAGCTCAATTTGAGCCATTGTTTCTTTAGAGGTTTCTAGCTCAAGTTTAGCTTCTGCAACCCTAGTCTCCGCTGCACTTATTTTAAGTTCGTCTTTGATTCGGCGCTGTTCAATCTCTGCAACAAGAGATGGGTAGGAGCGAGACTTGCCTTTAACTAGCTTCCCTGTGGAAGCGCTAAGTGTGTACTGAACTTTTGGGTCTTCAAACTCAGCCTTTGCTTTTGCCTGCCTTTTACGGGCTTTCTCCAGGTCTTTTTCGAGTTGTTTTGTTTTCCTGTAAGCTTTTACTACCGGGTTATTGCGATTGCCTTTTGCGAAACTTTCGATGGTTTGCCCAGGCTTAACGATGCCTTCGTTTTGAGCTTGTCGAAAAAGCTCATCGGCATCCATTCTAGCTAACTCTAATTGCCCTTCTATTCTTGTTGGCGCTGACTCGGCTTCTAAAAACTCTTCTGTTCTGGTAAGTTTAGTTCCTTTTGCCCGTTGTTTTCTTCGGTCAAGAACCTGACTGCTTATTGTGTCTAAATCATTGTTGTATCGTTTATCTGCCGCTTCTCGAAGAGTTGCCACATCACTTTGTGCACGAGTTACTGAGCCACGAGCGGTGAGCATCTCCTTTTCAGCTTCTTTTATTGCAGATGCGTTGTTTTTATTTTCAAATCTTTGTGCCTCTTTGCGCCTTTTTTCTTCAAAGTTATTAATAACTCTTTGACGATCTTTTTCTAATCCTTCTTTGCGTAAATTAAAATCATCATAAATAAGATTTAAAGTAGCATCGTTGCGGGTAACAGGAATCATTCCACCAAAATCACCCCGCTCAATAAACTCATTCATAGCGGTATTTTGGGCTGTTAAATAAACTCGTCTCGCTTCAGCTTTTTCCGGGCTACCCAAAGGCAGTGCTTTATATCTAGCTTTTAAATCAGAAACAGACGCATCAGCGTGCCAATAGAGTTCAGCAACTTTTTCAGCCGCTCCATCTGCATCAATTGCTCTTTCTAAATCTTCTCTATCTAAAGACCGTCCAGAGCGCCGAGCATCATCTAATGCAACTTCTAAAGCAGACTTAGCGCTTTGAGCTCTAGCCAGCATCTCTGATGTGTTGTTAGTTACAGCATCACCGCCAGGCGTTGTTGTAGCAGCAATATCATCAAAGAATCGCCTGCTTCTAGCACTGCCCCGGAAAGCGCCTTTGACACCTTTACCAACACCGCCCATAAGGCCTGCAATAAATACATCACCTTCGCCGCCTAGTGGAAAGCCTAGTGCTGCTCCTTGTACCGCCCCAACAGTGCCTTGGGCTATACCATAGCGATCGATAACCTCTAAAAACTTGCTGTCTGCATATTTACCACGAGCAGTATCTAGCCAATTCTCCAGCATACCTCGCTGCTGTTTAGTCATAATGTCATCAGCACGGTTAGCAATTTCAAGAATTTGACTGTCGCTAAACCCTGCTTTTTCTGCCATTTTTTTTAGGCGGTTCAAACCACGGGTAGCTCCCGCAACTTTAGCAACCTGAAAAGCTTTCATCACAGGAATAAAAGCCAGTATAGTTCCTACTGGCTCATTTTTAGCCTGTCGTTTAAATGATTCTAAGTCAGTAAAACCACCGAGCCAACCAGCAAAACCGCCAAACAAAGCAGCGCCTGATTGAAAGCCTTTTTGATCCATTAAAAGTTTTGCTTCATCTTGGTCAATTTTTCCAGCAGCGACGAGATCAGCAAGATTGTCAATCTGCGCAGTTTTAGACGGATTCGCAATAACACTAGTTAACGCATACAAGCCTTGAGCTATGTCAGAAAGTTCAGCACCAATGCGTTGATGCAATCTTGGGCTAGCTTTTAGTCTTTGTTCTTGTTCAGTAACTAAAGCCTGACGAGATTCCCTAGCCTTCGTTTCGTGATCAATTTCGAAGCCAGTTCCTTTTAGGGCGGTGTCTAACCAAGTTGTAAAATCTTTATATGTATTTTCACTGTTTAAACGCTCTTCAACTCGCATGGTGTTTTGAATATCTTTGAGCAGTTTTTTTTGCACTTCGTTTGTAGGTCTAAAGTAACCTTTTTCGAGGACTTTGCCTGTTTTATCAATCTTACCAAAGGTCTGCTGAAGGGTTGCGTAATTGTCATCAAACCCCTCGTCTCTGCCGGTGATATCAGCTAACTCATTCATTGCCTCACGGCGGCGACGAAGAGTAGATTCCATTAATGATTTGTACTGTGGAGTATCTTTTAGTTTTCGTTGTTTGTCTAAATCAGATGGCTGATTCAATAAAGCAGTGGCTAAACCACGAGCAGTTTTATCGCTTAGGTACGAAAAAATGCCTTCGTCATCTTCAGCGGCGGGCCTAATGCCCATCAAATCAGCTAAGCCGGTAATAACACCAATAGTACCACCGGTAACACCAGCGGACGCTCCGTAACCATCAAGCGCTTTGCGAGCATCAACAAGCCTATCTGCGATTTCTTTTTCTTTATTACCAAGTGTAGGCAAAGGTGATCGCTGACCTGCTAACGATTGATTGAGACTTCGTTCAAAACCCGTTGTAGCACCACGGCCCCTAGTAGTCTCAACTTTATCAAGCTGATAATTAGCCAACGATGCTTCAACATACTGATCTATGAGATCCATATTAGCAGAAGGAGCCTGAGATCTAAGAATTGCTCGGGATGCATCTTTAGCTTTTTGTTCTGCTTTTAGCTCTGGATCCCATTGCCAGTCATCATACTTACCCGCTGCCAAATTTTGGACATGATCTTTGATTAGCAGTTCATCAGTTTCATTAAGATTCTGGCGCATTGGCGGCAGGGGTAAATCAAACTGCTCATCTCTAAGCGTGCGGATATTTAAAATTCCACGCTGATAAAGATCGACAGCCAGTCCTTCATCAGGGCCAGAGTCTATGTACTCACCAATAGTAATTGGAAATTTTTGTTCGCCTGCATTGTCATCGAGATCATCAATAACAATGCCTCGTCTAACTAAAGCATCTTGAATTTGATCATCGTTATAGCCCTGTTGCTCATAGCCGTAGATAATACTGTCTAACGTCTTTTGAGGAGTCGTCATTATCGAGCACCTTTATTACGACGATCTTTAAGTCTCTTAGCAGCGCCTGCGGGGCCATCTATTGGCAATGCTTCTGGCGCTAAATTATTAGGATCCCTAGATGCTCTTATTCTTTCTATGGCTTCTTTGAGTTCAGATTCAGTGTACCTTGACTGTTTAGTTTTTAACAAACGGAAAGCATCTAATTGTAATCTGTCTTCCATAATTTGAGCTTTGTATTTTTTGCGCAAACGGACAAGTTCAGGGTCGTCGTTGTTTTCATCCAAGAGTGCGGGCAGGAACATTTCCATGCCGCCCATTTGTTTCATGATTTGTTGGTCAGCATCACCCTCAATTTTTTCAATTGTTTCCCTTAGCGCTTTCATGCGTGTGTTAATCTGGCCTGCAATGTCATAATCTTTTTCACGTGCTGCCGGTTTGGCTGCTTCGCGCTCTATTCTGCCCTGGTTTTTTTTGCCTTCTAAAGCCACAGCATCTGCTGATTTTTGTCCTTGAAGACGCAAAGCACCTATTTGCTGATCCATGGCGTTAATACGACCTCTAAGTGACTGCTGCTTTTGATCGCTACGCCTCTTAGCCCTAGCTTTAGCTTGAGATGCAGACATTGCCTGTCGATTGAGCATACCAAGATTTGCAAAGTATTGACGAGCGGCGTTAACTCTTGGGCTTGTTTGGTCTGCGAACTGCTTAGCAAAGGCAGGGTTCATAATAGACGCAAGCTGAGAAGCCAGGTTGCTAGAAGTCATTTGGTTTTCTTGGTCTTGCTGATATGCTCGCTGTGCTAACTCACGCATTAGATCTAAATCAGGTTGCGCATTATAAGCAGATTCAGAGTCCTGCTCGTATGTACTAAGGTATTCTTCTGCTTCTTGATTTAGCTCATTAACAAGCTTGTTCCGCTCGTTTGCGAGTGCTTGCAACACGGGAGTGTCGTAGAGAACATTGTCTACTTTATTGTTTGATGATTTAGCCAAAACTCCCTCAATTCTAGGGCTCCTGACCCCGGCTCGCTTTAAGGTTTTGTTTACATACCCTTGGGTTTCTTTTTCGTAGTGCTCGCCGCCGGGCAAAAAAATGCTTTCTAAGCCTCTTTGCTTTACCCTGCCTGGTCCCATGTTATACATAGCAAGCGTTACACCCCAGTCTTTGCCGGCTTGCTTGTTGTATATGTCCGACATGTACCTGGCTTGAGCTTCAATAGACTTTTCAGGGTTAAAAAAGTCCTCGTCTGTTTCTAGTCCGTAAGCATTACCGGTTTTTTTGATGAACTGAGTCAGGCCTTTTGCTCCCAGAGGAGAGACAGCGCGTGGGTTAAAGTTGCTTTCACTGCGAATCTGCTCACGCATAAGCGAAGCCGGAACGCCGTATTTTTTAGCGTACTTCTGTATGAGCGGTTCGTACTTGTCGCCACGGGCCATCAGCTAGCGAGCCCCCGCTGCCTGGCGAAGAAGCTGTTGCAAAGCAACTCTACCAGCACTCTCACCGGAGTAGTCTGGTTGATTGGGATCTAGAAAACGAGCAATAGTTCTTGGGTCAATACCCCTACCAGCCAACGACTGAGCAAGGCGAACAGCTTGCGGGTTAGAGCCGCCTTGTATTGCATTTCTGATTGCCATTGTTAGCGGAGAGTCATCAGCACCCGGCACCTGAAGCGGTTGTAGTATTGGCATCCGATCCGCAACAGAAGGCTGTGTAGCTCCTTGTGATGGCTGATTAGCAGCTAGCAAAGGGGCAAGCATTGCGTTAATCATATTTACATTGTTTTGCTGATCAAGACGGGCACGCAGCATCGCCATAAATTCTGGGTCTTCGCCAAATCTAGCCATGGCAGCAGCACTATCATCATCCATTACTTGCTGTTGGTCTGCTATGCGCAGGTCGTCATAGGGGGCCTGCCTGGTTGATGTAACAGGTGTTGTCGGGCCTGATCTGGAGACAACCCGCCCGACCGCTGCATCTTCTTTTTTAATGAGTTGATCAAAAGCTTTCGACATAGCATCGGCTTCAGCGCTAGCATCACGAGCATTGAACATCATATCAGCCGTCATTTCCTGACGATCTAAACCTTGTGTTACTTGCTCGCTAGTAAGACCCGGAGCCTGCATAAACTGATCATCAGCCATACGGTTTCTGGCTGCATCGCCTGCCGTCTTTGCTTTTTCTGCTGCTTTTTGTTGCTTTGCGTAATCTATAGCAGCCTGTTGCAGGAACGCTTGGTTTAAGAACTGCGCAGATCGCTCAAGGTTAGCTTCACGCGCTGCCGCTTCTTGCCGGCGCTGAGCCAGCAGAGGATCTATACTTATGGTACTAGTTCTGGGTCTGATAATAGCCATTATCCGTACATAGCCCCCGCATTAGTGTATAGCTCTCTTTCAGCATCAGTAGTCGCAGCACCAGCCAAGTCTTCAAACGCTTTGCGCCGTTTTGTTTTGCTTGCGTTCGCAGTAAGAGCAGCCGTGATATTACCCTGCGCTCTTTCCCTGATATCGCCAGCACGTCCGGTGCGCAGGTTCTGCATGGCTGTCTGCAAGTTGCCGACTTGGCCTTGGATTGCCGCCTCGCCTTGCAAGCCTCGCATAAAGTTAATTCCGCTCATGCCACTGAGCCCGCTGCCTTGACCGGCAGCCAAACTGGCACCCAAAGCACTACCAACCGAGCCCTCAAGGTCGCTTATCTGACGTGTGTAATCTGCCAGGCCTTGTTTAAATAATTCGTCTTCTTCTTGGTTTTGTGCGGACATTGACATTTGCATAGGGTTGCCGCCGCCGAAAGCGTCTCCAATATCTTGAAAAGCGTCACCGCTAAACAAATACTTACCGCCCTCTACAACGTAAGGGATTGAAGCGGACACGCCAGCAGCAATCAAAGAAGCAGTCAAAGGGTCCATAGGCATAGCGATCTCCTATTCAACAAGCGCTTGCTTGCCATATATACATACAAAAACTCCGGAACCATTTCCAATGGTACCTTCGGCTGTTCCGGTATTTATATCTAAATACGCAGCAGCGGCCGTGTCATACAAATTTATATTGCACCGAATTTCTATAAACTGCTCGGTGCCGTCCGTCTTTGGGTTGCCTTCAACAGCGCCGGGATTCAGAGCGTCTGCAACCCCACCACGCAGAGCCCCTCCTGTAGCATCCATCTCAGTACCAAAATAAAACGGACGCCCTTGAGGTACATACCCCACACCAAGCGGCACAGACGGGAAGGCGGCCGTGCTAAATGCAATGGGTGCAAAAAAATGATTAATGTATCCGTTGTTTGCTGCATAACTCACGTCTTTAGCGCCAACGTAACTAATCTGTGTATAATTTGCTTCAGCAGCGCGCACCTTGCAACCAAGAGCAACACCTAGATCCATGTGGACGCGATAAGTAGAAACCTGGCCATCTAAGAACATTTTATCCCAAAAGACGCCAATATGATGAATTGTGCCAGGAGCTAGAATTGGAATAACTGCTGCGTCCATAAAACTGTTGTGCCCCCTACCGGGGTTTACAGAATTAGGTAGATCAAGATTTCTTCTACAATACCCGCTGGCAGAATTATAAACTTTAGCTGCGTCTGTTGCTGTTCGCCAAAGACTTATACCTTCATCTTCAGGCACATTAAACAAAGGAACAGTCAGGCAAAAATATCCTTGATCCTCTAATAACGATTCCGCTCTGCCCCTGCGCTCAGAATCACGAGTCAGACCACCTAATAAACCGTTGCGCACCTGACGATCAATCTGCTCAAAAGCGTCTTGCACGCCGTTTAGATTTGTTGATGTAGCTAAAATACTATTGCCAGCAGTCGGAGGAACTAAGACATTTGCAGCAAAAGATCGTGCACACTCATGGCTGAGCGGCACATTTTGAGGCCTTACGCTGTAAGTTGCATTGTCTCTTTGTACAATCGGAGCGCTAAAGCGAGCATGAACAACAAGGTTATCAATCCCTGTAACAGCGCCCACGGCTTGCGCCGGCAAAGTGCTATAATCTATATCGATTGGACTTTCGATTATAATAGAAAGAAAATCATAAGCACCAATGTTTGCCCCAATATTAGCGGTTAGAGCAGGGTTGGGTCGGTTAACTATTTTTTCATTAGTAAGATTTAGTGTCTGATTTGGAATGACGGCTTTACCACCACTACGACCAGCTTCAATTGTTACCTCAAGTGGAGATTCAAACGTGTCTGAGGTTGATGTGCTTGGCAGTCCATTATCAAGCCGAATGGGTTTGTTTTGATTCATGCAGTCAAACGAAATGCTAATTGATTCCAATACAATTTCAGGAGTGTCTGCACTCGAAAAAAAATCGGTATCGAAAAACTCCTGCCAAACAGGAAGTTTAAAAATAAACTGTTCTGGGCGTAAGTTGCCGTAAGGGTTATTTGAGTACCCATTAAAAATGGCATCAGAATGTCGCACGCGATGAAGAACAACCGAAAAAACGGATCTGTTTTCTGTTCGTTGATCTTTAGAAATATTGCCGCTCAAAGCTGTGGCTGCCTGAGACAGGTTATTCCAAACCATTCCCGGTGTAAGCGGCTGACCTCTGGTAAGTTTGTTAAAGTTTACTTTAGCCACTTTGTAACGCCTCTTTATAAGCTATTGTAAATGTAACGTTTTCAGGAGTCCTCGCTATTAGTGAGTCTGTTGCACTTAGGCTTGCTGATTGGTAGATCACCAATCTAAATCTAACTCTTGATCCTTGGTAAAAAGGAAGATCGATGTTCTTTTTTAACAAATAAAGAGACATTGGATTTGGAGAACCCGCTACTGCCGGGATCGTTCCGGCCTCTGACCCCCAAGGGGTTGTATTTCTTGAGCTACTCGGCACCATATCAGAACCGCTAGATTTGTAAGTGCCCGCATGAAAACGCTCTTGAAAATCTTGCAGCACAAATTCTTTGCTGTTTAACGATCGGTCTTCAGCAGCAACAGCATCATCAGTATCTATAATGATACGAATTCGCTGGTAACTATTACCCGAGCCGTCTCTCATGGGCAGGCTATGAACACCGCCTTTTTGCCAATGAGCACCGGGAGCATTTATTCCAACGCCGTTAATCCACAAACAAACTGCATCTAAAATTACAGGCTTTGGAAACATTGTAGAAACAGTAAACACATTGGGAGTAGCATTGTTTTCATAGTCTGCTGGATATGGTTGCGTTAGACTGCTGCGTTTAAGCCCTTTTACGCGTGGGTAGTTTTCATGCTGCAAAAACGGAGGCACCCTAGAATAACCAATTCTAGCTGGCGCATTGGCTACCCAATCAGCGCCAATATAAGTAAATGTCATGTAGTTTAAAGCATACTTTTGTTTGATGGCGGACAGAGGCACGTTGTTAATAAACTGCTCAACATCATCTAACGCTGTTTGTATTCGACTTCCGTCAATCGTGCCGCCAGCAGCAAACTGCTCATCTGTAATAACTCGATTGCTCATAATAAAACTTCCCCTGTTCGGGTCGTATTGTTGTCAGGCCTGCCTGTTTGAATGAAACAACCTACCAGCTTTACTTTCGTTGCACCGCCTGCATTGTTTACTGTAAAACCCGCTGCCTGCACATTATGAAAGTAGCAACCTACAAACAAGGCAGCCCCGCCACTTTCAATTTGCACATAACTACTTGCTGCCTCTTGCGTGTTTGCGTCTTTAACAAAATGGCAGCCTACGAAAACCGTGCTTCCGGTAGCCTTAATAAGGGCTGCTGGCTGGTCGCCGTCGCACTCGTAAGTAGCGCCATATATAATTGAGGATGAGTCTGCCGATGTTTGCTTAGTGACCACAGCATCAGGATCCGACGAAATTGTTGTCGCCGGCTTTTCAAGCGAGATAACTTCGTGGTTCCCGCTAACAAGTCTTGTCCCATTGTTTCGATTGCTTTCTTCTAAAAAAGAATCGCCCGGACGAAGTATTGGCCCAACTGCTACTGCAACAGGAACATCATCGATAATGTTTTTACTCATCGACCTTTCCTTCTGTTGCCCTTGAATGTTTGCAGTATTGCAACCAGCTTTTGCACTTTGAGTTTTGAAGCAACTGATGACGCTGTACCGTACACCATAGCCATAAAAGAATCGCCTTTGCCGTGAGTGCTAATAGCAATTTCGTTAACCTCAACTTCATCAACTAAATAGTCAGTGGTTGCTGATGTCCCTGTTGACCACTTAGCCGTGCTTGCAGTGCTGTCTGAACCAAAGGTTCTTTTGCCTGCATTTAGTCGATTTCTGATGCTTTCTTTTTTGCGTATCTCTCGATTAGCAATATAAGGATCTGTGTTGTCCTGACGCTGGCCTGCAAGCATTTTGTAATCAGTTCCAACCACGGCGTTGTATAGGCCGTCGTAATCAGTTGAGACTGGGGTATCAGGCCCGCTTGTCACCAAAGACGCTCTAAGGCCTCTCAGGCGGGCTCTGACGCCATCGTTGTTGCCAATCATACCAGTCGTTATAGCCCACTGCACAGGTCGTTCGTGAACAGAAGCTCCGTCAAAAGAGTGAGTAGCGTTTTTCTGGCCACCGGTAGCTGGCACAGTGCTCACAGCGTTCCATCGCTGATTGGTATGACGAAAACGATCTGAGGCCTGCCACACAATAGCTCTAACAGCATACACTGTACCAGAAACGGGCTCGGTAGCCTCGGCTGCATACAAAGTAAAAATAGGATCATTTACTTCGTCAGTGTTTCCGCTAATTGTAAAACGTACCATTGGGAATCTGACCGGGCCTCTTGATCCGCCAGCGCCAAGGTTAGGTGTAACTACATTCAAGCGACGATTCGTTGCTGCTAAACTAATGGTGTAATTAGCTTTAGTTCCTGCCTCTGCATGAGTTGCTACTTCGCTGGTTGCATAAGTCCAGCCTGCTCCAGAGGGTAACTCTAGAGAAAAAGACAAAGCGCTGTTTGGGTCAGGAGCACTCTCACAACGCCAGAAGCTAACGTCGTAACTTTTCTTTTTTACTCGGTCGGTTGTGCCGGTGCCTGTTTCAAACCATTCATCAACAGGATCTACGAATAGAGTCCAGCCATTGTGTGCATACGTTGTTGTCCGATCCATAAGCGCCGGAGCAGTGCCGCCAGCAAAAGAATTAGTTGGTTGTAACAATACATAGTGGCCTTCGCCAAACTTACGAAAGTCTTCATTCTCAATACTTCGATCTAAACCACCACCTAAGCCAAGCTCTGCAATAACATACGATGGATTTTCACTGTAGGGGTTGTCATTCAAAGTATGATTAAGATCCTGAAACCCGCTAATCAAATAATCCCCATCTAGATCTGACAGCATGGTTAGGCCAGAAAACGACGGGAGATAAGAAATAGCGTTTGTCGTGTTTTGATCACGTCCGCCTAGAGGCCAGATACCCCACGCCTTGCTGTCAAAATCATAACAAAGAATATGATCATCATAACAAATATGAATTTTATCTTCGACACCTGAGTAGGTAACAGTTGGCTCACCTTCGTGGTAATACCGAATAGGTGTTTGCCTGTTAGAACTAGCGCCAGCATTTCCAGAGTTTCTGTAAAAATCAGAAGCAGGATCTAGCAGGCCCTCCATCCAATGAGCGGTAATAGGATCTGATATTGTTACAATCTTATTTACGTTGGCAACGAGATGTACGCCCCAAGTTGATATAAAACAAAGACCATACGGTGTTTCACAAAAAGACCGGGCAGACACACAACCAGCCTCTTTACTTGTTTCTGCTCGCACAACATCAACAACGCCGGGTACAACACTGCCTGCTGCGTTTGCTGGCCTAAGCGTAAAACCAACAACCTCTATATCTGTAAAAACGAAAAGGTTGTTTTTAAAACTACCAATAGCAGTGGTCTGACCGTCAGCTTCAAAAGCTGCAAAATTTATAGCCATTACCGAAGAAGGCTGGCTTACATCGCTAAACCAAACAACGTTATCGGCTGTATATGCAATGCGACCACCTAAGTTAGCCATGCCAATACTGCGAGGCATATCACCTCGCTCTAAATACACTACGTTTTTTCCGTTAATGCCAGGTGTTGGTACAACAGGTGTTACAACAGAACCTTCGCTAAAACCGTTGTGATTATTATTTGAAGTCCGATTATCGGCTGCAAAAATAGAGGGATCTGGATTGTCACTACAAATCCGTTGTCTATTTTGCTTATTAGGAACTTCGATCCCTCTGTAAACCCATGTGCCAATATCAGGACTTGCAAAATATACAGAGTCAGCAATCTGAGCAAAACTAACAGCGCTTAATGACTCAAAACGAAAACCCGTAAAATCAGCATCTCGATGGCTCTCAAAATGCCCAAACAAACTGAGGTATTCTCGACCACGATCAGCAAATTCAGAAGTCTTAAATGGTACTAAATAATCCGCATGATTATTCGTTGTGAGATCATAAATACTAAAAACAACTGCGACGCTTACCCCGTGTATTGTAAGGTAGTGCTTAGCGGCACTGCCTGTGCCCGTCATGTCTGCTTTGGTTGAATCACTAATACCTGCGTCAACAGCAAACAAAGACAGTATCTGCCTGTTTCCAAAACGAGACCGATAAAGAAAACTGCCTAAGTGTTTTGTATATCCTTGTGTGCCATTGTTGCTGTTTACCGCCGGCATAGTCACAGACGTATCAATCTGCGCTCTTTGTCCAAACCCTGCACGCACTTCTAAAGGACTAACAGAAGTCAGCCTAAACATGTTGCGCATCCACTTAATGCCGTCAGGGGATCGTAAGTCCATCCCGCCTTTAGGCAGAATATCTATTCTTTGGGGTCGGACCTTCATAGCCATGTTAGAAACTCATCTTAATAAGAACAGAATCATTTGATCCCATCAGCCTGCGTTTGGTGAGATAATCAGTCATCATTTGAACCTGTGAAGCCATCTCACGCAATAGCAACTCGTTTACGTTTTGATCTCTAATCATGTAACGCTTGGCCGCTAGCAGCACAACAAGCTCATGAAACTGAGGCAGCAAATTACCTTCAATGTACAGGTTAGTGTTTGCGTAATCCATCGTGTAACGAGGCACAGGCAAAAACTCTAAAATCATATTAGTTGGGGGTGTGTTGTTAAAAAACAAAACATTGCCATCAAGATAATATGTCCAAGAGAACATCGATAACTCTTGAGCTTTTGCCCCATCAACCTGACGGAAACGATCAATCCTATTTTTTTGGTCAGGATTCCAAGTGTATAAATCTAAAATTGTATCTATTGGCGGATGTACCAGAGTAGAGCCTGCTGGATTATACCAATCCGCAATAGCATTTGGACCCATAACAGCTTTTTGATTGCCGTTAGCCAGTGAGCTTCGCAGCAAATTAGAATCTAAATCCAAACTAAACCTAAAAGGTTTTACGCCATCAGCTTGCGAGGGGTAACTGCTGTCAGTTGTAGTTCCTGTGCTAAATTCACAAATAGCACCATACACATGGGGATTTGCTTCCCTGATAATCTGCCGCCATTGATCCAGCCCAAACTCTAGATACCTTTGTACTTGAGCCGTCGTAATAAACGTTGCGTCAGGGTCATCAACATAGTCACGAAATAAATCATGAGCCTCTGGTATTTTTAATCCCTGACTCACATTCCACCTCCAGCCCGTGCATCAAACCCTTCATAGGTTCGAGCTAGTTCTTGATTTTCTGTTCTCTGAGCAGCGCCTTCAGGTGTCCCGCCTTGCTGTTGAGCCCCTGCCATTGCTCCTTGATTCATGCCCATGCCTTGCTGAGGTTGAGGCTGCTGCACAGGGTATACTGGCTGACTGAGTTGTTGCACCACTTGCGGATTACCCTGCGCTGCTACAGCAATAAGAATACCTTGTACGTTTTCTTGAATATCAAGCGGCAAGTCTTGGAACTCTTCGCTTGTTGTGTACTCTTGGAACACCTCGGCAATCTCAATGATTGGATCGGTGCGCAACACAACAACTTCATTACCTTCGAGCGCAGCTTCTAATATGTCGAGTGCGTAGTTGTAGTTACGAACAGACTGATGAATCATTGGGTCTTGACCAAAGAAGTTAACGGCCTTGCGTGCTTCTTCAGGTGTAAGGAGGCCCATTTGAGCAAGCTGGATTGCTCTTTGCTCTCGTTCTTTGATGTGTGACTTGAACAATGACCCAGCCTCGAAGAACACATCCGGGTCATCACTAAGGTCTGTTCCTTTAATCATCTTGAAGAACATGCCGCCGTCTTGCCTAAACACTCGAATCATACGAGATTTGGTATAGTGTTGTTTGGCAAGCTTGATCATCTCAACAGACATTTCTCGCGCCGCTTTTTCAATTCCATCGAGAACTGATTGCAACTGGGAAGTATCTTGAGCAACCAGTGCATTGATTGCTTTGCCTGACTCTACTCCGCTAACTCTTTTACCTAATGATGTGCCGTGAATGCCTGCTAAGTCCAGCATCTCACTGTGGCTGCGATTCACATTGTCAAGCACATAGCCAGGCAACGGATTTAGCGGAAGTTGTTTAGGAGCGATCGAAGCTGGGTTATATCGAATGACAGCACCCGGTTCATTGGTGACTGTATCGACACCACTATTATTAGCAATAATCCACTGCAAATTACCCATGCGACGAATGTTAGTAATGATCGCCGAACGTTGCGCATTGTATTCTTTTTGTACTTGGATAAGAGGAGCAATCGCTCCCTTACCGTGCAAGCGGCCTGGCAGTTGATGAAATCTAATATGGACGATGGGAAACTTCTGACTACCATCCCACTTCTTTGCCTCCCAAGCGATTTGATTACCAATAACAATGCAGTGTTTGTTGTGTTCGCGACTCCAATACTCAAGAACCTCGTAGCGATCTTGATCGTTAGCTGTGTCTGTAGCGTAGGTAAAGTTGATGCGATCATCACCAAGCTTAGTAACAACCGTATCTACTTCGCTAAGATCAACTTTTGGATAAAGACGCTCAATAGCACTGCCATATAAATAGGTTCGCTTGATTAGCCACTCTGATTTGTGGATGCAATCAACGCTTCGCTGACAAAAGATATCATACGGAGGCACGACCTCAGCAGTAATTTGATCCTTTTCCATATCAAAATAAGTGTGAATAAACACATTGCCACACACAATTTGCCAGCGCTGGGCGTGCCTAAATACTTCGGGTATTTTGCAAGCTTCCCAAAGATACTGAATCATAGCGGAATCAGTCTTTGCTTTTATCATGTCCGCCGTAGTCATGCTTGCAGGGCGAACGCCAATATAAGGCACTACTACTGACAGCATGGATTGCAGTCGATTGTAGATTGGCAACAGCAGGTTTACAGTAACTCGACTAACACCTGGCTCAGACGGCTCAGTTACCCAAGTTCCACCATGTTGCTGATCTTTAAATCTACCATATTGCAGGCCATCAATAAATCGTCTGCATATATCCCAGACTCGTATTTCGCCGTAAAGCCAGCGCTCTGTTTCATATTTTAATTCGCCAATATGCCCAGCTTCATCTGAATACTTGGTTTTTTTTCGAGCCATTACAGCAAGTCCTCACCAGAAATATATGTAGGGTATTGCTCTTTGGCCGGCTGACTCATCTCTACTTTTGCTTTGTGCGCTAAAATCGCAATGCAGCCTAGAGCCACCACATAAAAACCCACAGCTAACATAGCAATGGCAATACAAAGTTCTAAAAATATAGACATAAAAAAAGCCCCCGGCAGATAGAGCCCTTGCAACTCTACCCACCGAGGGCCTCGGGATCAAGCGTAAGCTATTATGCTCGCTTATATTCAATCCCAGCCATCACGCCAATGGCGCGTGGAAGCTCGGAAACCATATTGTAATACTGCTTCCAGAAACCTTCACGAACGTCAGTCAAGCGGCCAGATACCTTATCACGCTTCTGGGTAACAATGTCACCACCGTCGGTGAACTCTTGGAACCCACCCGGACGTAGGGTGTAGGTGTTGATGGTGTCACGCACCAAGAAGTAGATGACACCAAACGGCACATCTTTGCTGACCGTAATCGGCATGTCTTCAAACGCCAGATCGCCAGGACGATGACCAAGGTCGCCACTCGTTTCACCAGGCATGTAACGAATGTTTTCTTGAGCAAGGTTGCGATACTGAGCACGGGTGAAGCGGTGCATGATAATCGTGTCAACATCCTCTTCACAGCGCTCTGCGATTGCATCGACAACCAACTGCATGTCTTCGAGCGTTAGCGGCTGACCACTGCTCAAGCCACCTGCCGGAGCAGCAGCTTGGTCTGATTTGAAACCAAAACCACGAAGAATGGTGTTAGTAGTTGCCGTGCGTGCGTTACCGAAACAATCATCTGAAGCAGTGCCGAAAGCCAAGCAGTTAAGGCCATTAATTTCGTTAACCTGCGGTCGAGCATCGTTACCAATAGCGGTGACACGCAACATAACTACAAGATCCGTAGCGCCAACGGCTGAAGCGTCGGGTCCTAACTTACCAGCACCTGCGCCGGAGTTGAATGTCGCAGTACCCAAAGCTGTATCAACTGCTGTGCATTCAAACTCAGTAACATTACCAGCCCCCGCTGCATCATTATTATTGAGCAGAACCCAGTTTTTTGAGTCATCAGCCGGGACATGCCAGAACTGGTAAAATGCACCAACCACAACGTGATTAGCACCTGAAATACGACGCCCAGTATTCGTTGCTTCGCTTGTGTTATCAATAAGATAACCGTGGAAGCCCTGACCCGTGAACATGTCTTTGTTCATCGAGTTGCGCACATCTTTTTCCATGCCACGCATTTCAGAGAACATTGCACCAACAAAGGCAGCTTCAGAGCCACCACCAGCACCTGGCGCTTTAGCTTCTGCTTGGCCAGTAACTTGGAACGATGAATACAGGTACTTCGCATCAACAGCGAGGTCCAAGTAGCTTTGGTTGCCAGCTTCAGGAACAGCAACAAAATTAGCGGGGGCACCAGTGCTTTCCGTCAAATAAGCAATGCCGTCGTTACGACCAGTGTGAAGAGGAATAATAACTTTGTCGCCGGACCACTCGTGCGGACCTTCGGCAAAGAGGCGATAAATGAGGGCTTCTTGATTCAACTGCTCGCGAATCGGGCCTTCATACTGCTCCTTGAGGAGCTTACTAATTGTGCTTAATTTAGCAGACATTTTCTTTTCCTGTTATCGACGCCTTCCGGCACCAATAGTTTTTCTAAGTTCTTTTAGAGTTATTCCTTTTTTGGGTTCAGATAACTCTTTTGGTGAAGACGACCCAGCATGGCTAGGTCGAGGAGGTGTGTCAGGTTCTGCACTTTCCTGCTTAGGGGCTTTCTCAGCAGGTCGGTTCATACCCAGTCGCTTCAAGATTAAATCTTCTTGCTGTTGTTCCCATGACTTAAAACTGTCAGCCAAATCATTGACCTTCAGGTTTGGGTCTTGAGACAAACTCTGAAGAATAAATATTCTTGCAGCTTTTGCATCATGCACGCCAATGGTTCCAGTTACTTGCTCAATCTCAGATTCAATTTTTTGAACCCGCTCTTGCACACGCATCTGGTTGACGCTCTGCTCTGACGTACTTGCTTGCGCTCGTAACGTCTTTAACTCAGCAGCCATATCCTTCATGACGGACACCATGTCAGAATCAGCGTACTCATCTAGTGAGTCTAGCCGCTCTAACAACGGGTCTGCCGGTTCAGGTTCCGGCTGTATCTCTTCTCCGGGCTGCTGTTTAAGAGCTTCGAGTTGCTTAAGTAACAACTCATTCGTCTCTTTGAGCGTGTTGACCTGATCTACTTTGTCTTTAAATCGGCCGTATGGAATACGATCAGGCTCACTTTCCCCTGACTCAGGTTGCGCTTCTTGTTCCTGAGTTGGTTCTGGAGTCGGCTGCGCTTCCGCCTCCGGTGATGCTTCTGTCGTTTGCCCCTCTACGGTTTCGTTTGCAGTAGGTTCAGGTGCCGGTGCTGTTGATTCATTAGCGGGTGCCGATTCCGTTTCTTGTTTTACGGCTAAGTTTTTCTGAATCTCAGCAAGAGATGGAAATGCCATGATGTCGCTCCTGGCTTAGCGGAAATACACGCCAATCGTAGGCTGGCGAGCCACCTTTAGTTAAGCATTAGAAATATTTTTTGCTAAAAGTCAAGGTTGTCTCCCAACACTGATGGCTGTTGAGACATATTGTACTTACTTTGACCGAGCGGTTCTAATGTGCGCCAGGCCAATCCAGTTTTTGATTCAAAACGAACTATATCTTCAGGCGTTTGCGGGTGAAACTCCTTGAAAATCTGCATTCTCATTTCGCCAATTTGGTCTAAGCCCTCAAGAGCTAGGGCTGTCGCAAAAATCATATCTGAGTGACAACCAGCGCTGTGATCAGGTTTGCCGTTTTTGTCATAAACAAAGGATGACATTTCATTGGTCAGCACAGGCGGTAGATCTTTTAATTTTTTATGGCTTACGAGTTTGCGCAGCCTGTTTAGAATCAGATTACGCTTAGTAGCATCTGTCCAAAACCCAAGCTTTTCAACATACCGCTCTGCCATTTTGTCATACTGATAACGCCTGTAGAGGCGTGGGTACTCATCTAAATAAAAGTCTTCTTGTACAGACACGCCTGCATTGTTCACTTCGATTACAGCCAGTGCGTTGTTGTACTGCCTGCCAAGTGCGTTTGCCTCTTTTGCAAACTGATGAACTGGGCATTTTTTATAGATCCAGGCTACTGGTCTGTACTCAACTTTTGATGTGACATCGATAACCATTGCTGCCGAATAGTCACCATCGCTAGAGCCTGACGCTACGTCGATGCCCATAACATAGGTGCAGCCAAGCACTGGTTTTTCAATAATACATTCTGTTTCGCTGGTTTCTACGGGCTCATACTGTTCTTCAAAGAACGAATCACCAGACGACAAAAACGCATCGCTTGGTGCTCCGGGGTACTCTTGGTCAAACGTACGCCAGTCACCATCGCACTTGTTTTCTAGTGCCCATTTCATCCAGCTAACCTGCGAAGGGCTAAGCCTGTACTTGTTGACGTACTCCGCTTCGTCGTTGGTTAGTGTGCGTTCGAGTGTTTCTATCTCACGATCAGAGTATTCAATGTAATCGCCTTTGCGATCTGTATACATGCCGTGTTGTTCGTCACGCATGATCTGGTAATCACGAAAAGTAAACCAAGGCAGGAACAGTTTGTAGTAACCGTTCTCTGTACGCCACCAATGGTAGAAGTAGTTAAAGCTGTTAGCGGTTGTTTCAACAAATGCGCAGCCTCGGTCGGTCAAAGCCTGCATGGCAGCCGTAAAAACTTCCTTTTGTTTGTCCCAAAAAGCTACTTCGGAGCAGTGTAGGTACTGCACAGTCGAGCCACGGAGCTTGTCAGGGCTGTTTGCCGTAGCAATGGTAATAAAACCGGTGTGTTTAGCAAAAACTAGCTCTTTTTTGGTCGAGTGTTTGAGCGGAAACTCCTCTTTGACCCACTCAGTTAGGTTTTCGTAATAGGTCTGGTAAATTTTAAAGAGTTTTGCTGCCGCTTCAGCGTCATGAGCAAGCACAATACACTTTGTGTTCTCTGCAAACAGGGTTCGCCAAAAGAAAAAGCCAGCAATAAACGTTGAGATGCCCATTTGCCGGGCTTTGAGTATAGCCAGGCGGTTCAACCCCTTGTCGAGGATGTACTCAAGGACAATTTTCTGCGCATCGTTAGGTATAAGCGGGGCTAAAAGCCCAGACTTAAGCACGATTTTTAGTTCATGCTTACAAAAGAAGAAAAAATCTTCCTGGCAATGTTTGATATAAGCTTTTTGATACTCAGATAACGCTGTTTTGCGTTTTCTGGGCAATTTAACGCCTGCCTCGTTTCATCGGCGCTTTACGACCTGCTTTTTTTGCGGGTTTTTTTGTGCCGTTCTTTTTTTTCATTGCTTTTTTAGCCTGTTCCTTGCCTTTTTTTGTGTAAGGAAATTTTTTACCACTAGGTCCTACGGGCATCACGCCTCCTTTTTGTTGTCCGCCGCTTTCTAGATTTACGACGCATTGATGTACCTGCTGCAAGACCATGCCTTGAATATTGCTTGCCCTTGCGCGTTGCTGCCGATTTTTTTCTTTCCGCAGCCGCCAGTCTCTTACGCCCTGCCGCTGTTCGTTTTAGAGCTTCTCTTTTCTTTTTAGGCAAGTAAACCCCTTTACCGCCCTTTTTAGACCAGCCCCATTTTTGCTTGCCCCATTTTTTAAGACTATTGCTTTTGCTTGTGGGTTTCTTACCTGAGTATTTACCACCCATGTCTTTGTAATATTTTACGGCAAGCTGCATGGCTCGGGCGCTGTGTTTGCCGCCCATCTTTCTTCGTGCTTTAGCTTTTGCTCGTGCCCACTTTTTAGGGTCACGTTTTGTCGCTGTAGCCATTAGACTTCCTTGCCTATAACAGCGCTAATTTTTGCGTAGTGATTACGCATTTCACCCAGACCTTCTTTGATTAAGGCTTCAGTATCTTGCAGTTCTTTTTCAATAGACTCTAATCGAGTTACCCATTGCAGTCGCTCTTGGTCATATTTGTTGACGACATCCATGAAGCGATCACGAACCTCTGCTTCTCTTCGATTGCAGTCTTCCATCTGCTCTCGCAGTTGTTTTTGGAAGTTATCGGTTAGCAGATCTAACCTTTGACTCATTTTCAGGTACAGCCAAAAGATTGCTCCAGAGGCCAGGCCTAGCGCCCCAAAGTCTGCAACCATCTGTAAGATCTGTGAGGAGTCCATTATTTCATCAAGTTTGCTGTAATGTACGGGCCAAGAACACTCATCACTCCCATAGCTGGGGCAACAATCCAGATTAACTTATCGAGTTTATTTTCGATTTTTTTTAGTCGAGCGTCAACGCCATCGAGGCGGGTTTGATTACGAACAACTTCAGTTTCTACTGTTTGCATTATCGAGACCCCTTGCGACGGTTTGTTCGGCGAGACACTACCCGCAGGTTCCTTTTGCCGTTGCTACCGCCCTTGCTCAATGGTTTTTTGTGGTCAACCTCTCTAGGGTCGCCAACCTTTAGACCCGAGCGACGCCTGGCTGTATTGCGTTTTGCCCGGTTCTTTTTTTGTTTTCTTTTGCTGTGGTAGGTGTCGTATTCACGACGGTAGTTTCGTTTTCGCATTAGCAGTTCCAAGCCCGCAGAGATTTATTGATTCTGCTGTTTGGATCACGCCTAGTTTTGGCGCTTGTTAGTTTTTTCTTCATGCCCTTCATGCGAGCACAGAAACTACGCCTACGAGCGGCGTCTTTTTTTGTTTTTGGTTTAGGAGCGGGAGGCCTTAGTTTACCACCGGTTGCTCGATTGTAACTTCTTCTGCCTTTAGCGTTCAGGCCACCCTTGGGGTTTTTACCTTCTTTACGCTGCCAGGCTGGGGATCGTCGTCGTCTTCGAGATTTTCTACGCCGGCTCATTTCCTCTTTCCTTCAACGATGCGCAACACTTCTGCTGGAAGCTTGCCTTTGATGTCTTCATCTGTTGCATTGAGTGAGGTATCAGTTAGACCTTCGGCAAGTTTGCTCACAGCCCGAAGTGCAACCTCTAGGCCTTTGGCTCCATGGTCTTCAACCATTGCTTTATCAACGATTTCTAATAACATTTTGTTGATATCGGTTTGACTAAGATCCTTATGATCTCGCCGATTGATGGTTTTGAGGATGGTGTTGAGATTGTCTGCCAAAGAACCATTCCTTCAGATCAAGCTTAGCTTGTAAGACTTGATGCTTTGTTTCAATGATGTCGCCCGAGTAGCACAATTTGGACAGATCAAACAAATCAATGATGCCCAAAAGATGCGCAACCATCGACTCATTGTGCAGTTCAGCTAGATATTGAGAGCACTCACGAACCCAAAGGTGGCCATCCGGAAGAACCATTTTTTCCGTGTCATGACCAAACCCTGTTTTCTGTCTTTCATTGCTCAACCACACCAGTTTATCAGTTTCAACTGCCGCCATTCGACGAGCACGCTGTAATTGCTTCATGTCTCGATACTTGTCTACTGCATATTCCCAAGCCTCACGATTGCCCCAGTCATACAGCACATAACGACTACCGTCCGTTATGCCCCAGACCACGAAGTCATAAAGCTCACTCATCACAGGCCTGAAAATTTTTTCTGATTTTTTAGAATTTTTTGCCCAAAACTCAATTCGAGCTATGGCACAATCTGGGTGCATACACGGACCAGTGCGCTGAAAGACGAAATACTTAGTCCCGTGGACGCCACACTGTATCTTGTTGCGATGACCGGCCAAGTTCTTTGATCCTGTCTTTGTTAGGCGGAGTCAAAAGACACACCCGCTTCTCAACAGTTAGTACCTCGGTGGCACACCAATCACAACGCTTCCTTCTAATGATGTCCTGATCACCTACATCATGACCAGCATAAGCAAGCATCGACCTGCGATCGCAAGGAACCGCCTTCATCTTACCCACATTGCATGTACTGCATCTCAAAATAGCACCAGAAGTCAGACTGTCAGAATGGCAGCTAGCCTTAAATCCCCCGCCAATAAAGGCGAGAATAACAGATTTGCGGGATTTCGGAAAGATATGGTAAGGAGATAGAATACGTTGTTCTAAGAAACAGCATATCCCAAAAGTTTTAAAGTTTCGTGCGAATAAAAGGGACAGTTCTGGTGGGAACCGTACCCCCGCCCACAGGAACCGAATCAGATCTGGATTTGTGATCGAGTTTGCCTGGAATGATCCTAAATGCGATGATGCGCAACGCTGACGACGTTGGATCGATCAATGCCACATGAGCGGCCAGCAAACAGTCCCCCCAACAATCGATCGGTAGCAAACCCGCCAAACTGGAAATCGGAAATGGCAATTGTTGCGCATCAAACCGGAAACGCAACCGCATCGGTCGCGGCCCCTACTCGACAAAGTGCACTATTATGCATCGAAATGTAGAAACTTGTAGACAGCCGGCTCGTTCTTTGAGAAGCTTCTAGCATGGTAGGGAATGAACCTTACCGA